AAATATCTAAAAAGTTTAGCGTTAGTAGACAATCAATAAGTTTAATATTATCTGGAAAACGCTGGATTTAACGCCAGAGCCTCTATGCTTATTTATTTAAAAAAGAATAACCTTATATAATATGCCAAACAAAACTTGGGAAGAAAGATTTAATGATGAGTTTGTTACACCGACAGATAGTAATATGCGTGCTATGGATTTGAGTGGTGAGCCTTGTCTAATTGGGACAGCTAAAGCAATGAAGCAATTCATCAAAGAAGAAAAGGAGAGGGATAGAGAGGAGTTGGTTAAGAGTTTGCCTAAACATATCGTTCAAAACCCTTATGTAGATGAAAAGTTGGTTGAAGAAAGAGGATTACAAACAAGTGATGTTATTGGATACAATAAAGCTCTTAAGGAAGTAATAGAAGTTATAAATAAGATTAAATAATATATAAAGTGTAATGTATGAAGAAAGATGGTAGGCTTAATACAATAGAGGTAATTATAATACTTTTTGCTGCTATGACTATTTTACAAATAATAATTATTTTAGCTACTAAATAAATATGACTACACTACAAAAACTATCAAAAATAATAATCAAAGCTAATCCGATGATAGGAGCTAAGTGTAAGGATGGATATGTTTTATTTAGGGATATTAATTTAGAAGATATACTTAGGGCTATAGAGCATAAGTCTAATTCAGAAAAAGGATTATCCTTTCCTGAAGAAGATATTGTTGAATATCCAGCATTATTTATTATTGGTAAAGTTATTAAAATGTGGCTCTTAAGCAAACCCCTACAAGACCAAACAGAAGAATGTATTGATAGTTTAATAAAATTACTTAAAGAATAATATGTCAAAAGAAACTATTGAAGAAGTTTTAAATAAGATTAAATAATAAAATATATGATGGAAAATAAAAATGAAAAATTAGATCTTGATAAAATTCGTTATAATTTAGAGTTTAGAATGAAAATATTTTCAATATGTTGTTTAATTCCAGTTATTATAATTTTTGGATATATTTTGTATCAACTTTTATTTAAATAATAATTATATGAAATTAGAAAATCAAGTTTGTTCGCTTAAATTTGCTAAACAAATGAAAGAGTTGGGATTTAAACAGGAGAGTTTGTTTTATTGGGTAATAGTTAAAAAAGATAAATTAATAGAAGAAAAGTTTTTAGTATATAAAACCTATGTAGGATATATATTTGAAACAGGGGGAGAATGTTCTTCTAATTATATAAAAGAAACTTATCCAGCCTACACCGTAGCTGAATTAGTTAGTATGTTGCTTAATATTTCAAATGATGATATAATTATTACAAAGGAAGTTGATAATGTTGCCGACTTTCTTGCTAATAAATTAATCATTAATCATTAAATATGAAAAAAGCAAAATTTAAGGGTGAGTGTTGGTTATGGCCTTATTCAGTTAATAAAGACGGATATGGGCATATAAGTAAAGACGGTAAGTTAATCGATGCTCATAAATATCTTTATGAGTTACTAAAAGGAAAAGTTCCCTATAAGTCAGAGTTAGACCATTTATGCCGTAATAGGGGTTGTGTTAATCCTGAGCATTTAGAACCAGTTAGCCACGCAGAAAATTGTCGTAGAGGTTCTCAAACAAAGTTAAAGCCAGAAGATATTAAAAAAATAAAGAAGATGTCTGCGACGATGACCCACTTAGAAATATCTAAAAAGTTTAGCGTTAGTAGACAATCAATAAGTTTAATATTATCTGGAAAACGCTGGATTTAACGCCAGAGCCTCTATGCTTATTTATTTAAAGAAAAATAAACTAATATAAACTGGATTTACCTTTTAAAGTAATTTCTAGTTTAATAAAGCAATTAAATAGTATAAAATTTATGAAAAATATTAATATAAATATTCCACAAGACTTGAGAAAAGGTCAATACATTTTTAATCTGTTAGAATTTATAAAGAGTAAGGGTGTTAGTGGTAATCAAAACCAAAGATTAGCAGATACTTTTTATATATCTGATGAGGATATGGAAGAATATATAAAAGAGTTTAATAAATCAATTAAATAGTATACATTATATATATAATCGTATTATTAAACTATACATATATGTACAGTATAAAGAAACAACTGTTTAATAATTAATCACTTGACTTTTTAATTTAGATAGTGTATAATGTAATAGTGTTAATAAATAATAATAAATAAAATGAATAAAAAAGAAATAATATTTAGAGTTTGGAAATTAGTTTATATGAAACTATATAATAATCAAGGATGGTTATTAAATCAAAAATATCAATATTATAGTGATGCTAAATATAATTTTGATTGTACAAAATTATTTTGGAGATTTTATTATGTTAATTTAAAAACAAAGATATATGAGTAAAAAAGCAAAATTAATTTTTTCGGAAGAATCAATTGAGCAGGATGTAAAAAATTATCTATTAACAGCTAAGGATGAAATGTTTAAAATAGCTGATGAAAAAGCTATTGGAAAGAAATGTAAGAAATGCGGTAAGAATAAAAAGTTAAAAATAGTTCCTTTATTTACTGATACATATCCATTACCAACAGAAATTGTTTTATATTGTGGTGATTGTCATAATAGTGAAGCGTTGATAGTTAGAAATAAAAATAAAAGAATGATTACTCACATGGAGAAATTATTAAAGATGGCTAGTAGCGCGGAAAAATTTATTAAAAAGTTAAAAAAATAAATCTATGTTTAATATAAAACGAAAGAAAGAAATAATTAAAGAAGAGTTAAGTGTAGATAAAACGATTCTTGATAAAATTATAACGAACTTAGAAGAAGCTAGAAAGTCTGGATCATTTATGGTCTGTATGTCTGTAGTATATAAGGATGATAATGATGAAGAAAGATTACGTCATGATATTTTTACGGTTGGGTTTAAAAAAGATGATGTACCTGTTTCATTAAATGCTTATATAGAACAAATTAAAAATAAAGAAAATAAAGATATTAAATCAAGTAATAGTGATAATATTAAAAAAGTAACAGTTGTTGATGAGGGCTCTCAGAAGGATGATAAATAGATGTGTTGGTACAATCTATCATAAATATAGCTTACGTCTCACTATGACACCAAATTTTGCCAAATTAAGGCTGTTAATATAACTAATCAGATCAATATGAATCCAGATAATGTGAATAAAAAGAAAAATAATAGAATATGTGAAGAATGTGGAAATAATTATTTATCTTTTAGTTATAAAGCAAAATATTGTGATGGGTGTAAGTTAATTGTTAAAAGACGAAAGCATAAGGAATATACTAAGAAAAAAAGAAGAGAGAAGCGACTCTCTCAGGAATTAAAATGTGAAATTTGTGGTGCTGATATTCGTGATATTAAATATGCTAAAAAATATTGTTCAAAATGTAAAAGTTTGGTAGCTATAACAAGAAGTAAAAAATATTATTCAGATAATATAGATAAAATAAGTATTCGCCAAAAAGAATATGATAGTAAACCAGAAAATAAAGATAGACATAGGATAATTGCTCGAGAATCAGCAAGGCGTAAACGTGAAAGAGATAAGTTAAAATAATTGTCTATTTAAAATACTAGATGTGAGTGGAATAGCTAGGGCTATATCGGTTTATTACTAATTAGTTCCTCCTGTGAAGTTATTTCTAGTACTTTAAGTAGATAATAAAATTGTTTATTGAGAATCTGACGAGCCTCACAGCCCGCTAGGTAAAAAATAATTGTAGGAGTAGTAGGCATTACAGTGCTAAAATCCGAGAATCCTAGGGTAGAAAGAAGTGACTGCTAAACTGTAAATAAATGCAGGAGAGCTTTCTAGGGGTGGACAAGCCAGTAAATTATTTGAGCTAGCTGGAATATACGTGATGACAGATCGTGGGGACAGGCTCTCAGTAAATAATATTGTTCATTATCACTAATCAATCAAAAATAGCTTATAAGCAAAATATGAAAAAATATGGAGATAGCGGACAGCACATGGCTAAAGCTTACCTCCTAGGGCATTGAATGCTGACTAAAGGGCATTGAATGCTGACTAATATGTTTAATAATTTAGCAGTGAAAAATTCTAGTCCTTGATTGATTGGCGATAGTGAATAATTGTAAGATAAAGTTAATAATAATTAAAATAAAAATTATGAAAAGTAATAAAAAAGTTTTTAAGAGAAAAGTTAAAAAATTAATAAAGGAAGAAAAAAAAGTAGTAGTACCTAAAATATATACAGAGACTATTCCTAGATTTGAAATTGGTGATCTAGTATTATATTTTATGGATACATCAACATTAGTTGAAAGTGGTGTGATTGTTGGTATATTTGTACAGCCTGGAGCAGATAAAGATTATGTTTATCAAGTAGAATATGAATTTAAAGATGATAAAAAGAAAAAACATAAAGGTATGTGTGTTCCTAAATCAGAAAACGTTTTAGGTGTTAATGATAAAAATGCTAAAGAAAATTTAGCAAAGAAATTAACAAAAATTAATGTTAATAAGTTAAATGTAGAAATAAAGGAGTATAAAGATAGTTTAAAAATGGCTGATGATAATATTAAGCAACAAAATAAATATAAAGTTGATACATCTAAAATAATTGATGATTTAGAAAAGAGAAAATTAGAAATATTAAATAATTCTAAGTTATCTACTTGTAAGAAATAAGTACTTATGGTATAATTATAGTAGATAAGTTTTTATTGTTAATAATTGAAATGTGGATACAATCTTTAAGTCATATAAGACCACTTTTACAATAATAATTATGATATAACTTGTTTACTACTAACGTGTGCGTAAATATACACGGATTTTCTAAGCCTTTCCTGACAGATATGTTAAGGGGGGAACAGTTATTCTTATTTACATTGTCTTAGTGGCAATGAAGAGATTTAAGTATCTCTTTTTTGTTTAATAAAAAACCCCTTGGAATCGGGGGTTTTTTGTTTATACAATATTAATCATTTTTTATTTTAAAAGTTTTTCTATCTCCGTATTCTGCTACTTTACCAGGATTATAGTTCTTAACTGGAGTCAACCAGCCGACAACGCGACTATAAACTATACATTCTTGTCTCTTTTTTTCGATTGGGGCCATAATTTTATGATTAATTATTAATGTCAGGATAGAATGAATCGAACATTCGTCTCACGGATCCAAACCGCGTATAATGCCATTATAAGATATCCTGTGTTAGTCGAAGTAGTAGGACTCGAACCTACAGCCAGCTGGATGTAAACCAGCCACTCTACCATTGAGTTATACTTCGATATTGAGAAGGGTAGTGGAATCGAACCACTGATAGATGTTTTGCAGACATTTGCCTTACCACTTGGCTAACTCTTCTATATGAGCGAGTAGAGGGATTCGAACCCTCGTAAACTGCTTGGAAGGCAACCGCACTAACCAACTATGCTATACTCGCACTTTGCGGAAAACAATGGAATCGAACCATATGGTTTTAACCACCCTTCGATTAGCAATCGAGCCTAGCCCCAGACTAGTTTATCTTCCAATGCAGAAAGTGATGGCATCGAACCATTATCCTTTCGGATACTACAGTTTTCAAGACTGTTTGAGGAGCCAACCTCAGCACCTTCTATACGTGGACCGTAAGAGAATCGAACTCTTACTCATTGATTGCAAATCAATTGTGCTACCATTATCACTAACAGCCCATACGCACGAGGAATAAGAATCGAACTTATCTCAGTCGGTTTTGGAAACCGTCTCGCCAACCTTGGTACATTCCCCCGCTTTTTTTATTTTCCAATATCTTAGCATTGATTCGCTTAATTTTTTCTTTGTTAAATTAGAAAGTTTATTTCCAGTTAACGTTTTACTTATTTTAAGCTTATGTTCTTCTGTTTTTGGTATTTTTAATTTATCATTCCATGTTATTTTTCTACCTTTCATTGCAATTCTTATTTTTTCTTTTGTTTCTTTTGATGTTTTCCTACCAACATTAAATTTTCGTATTTTATTTTTCGTTTTTTCGGAATGATTAGTATATATATTATTTGTATTAATATATTCAAATCCACCTTTTCCTCCAGTACAAATATTATAATTATCATTTATTAAACAAAAGTCTTTTGTTACTATATCTGCTTCTTCTGAAAATGCGTCCTTTTTATTATTAAAGTTAAATAAAATTTCTCGTTTAAAATTCTTTTCACCATATTTTTTTATTGCTCTTTTTAAATATTTACCAGAACCTAAATAATTATCTTTTTTTATCATTTTATGAACACCAATATAAATTTTATTGTTTAGTAGGTTGGTTGTTTTGTATACGATATACATATTATTATTTTAATAATTATATATACAGTATAACATATAAAAAATAAAAAGTAAATAACTGATACCCACGTGTTTCCGGCTACACTAACTCTGCTTTTGTCGACACGGTAGGACTCGGACCTACAACCTCTTGGTTCGAAGCCAAGTGCTCATCCAGTTGAGCTACGTATCGTTTGTGGGGATAGAAGGAATCGAACCTACATCTTCTGTTTAAAAGACAGTTACTCTAGCCATTGAGTTATATCCCCATGTTTTTTTGTCGGGACAGAAGGAATCGAACCTACATCTTCTGTTTAAGAGACAGTTACTCTAGCCGTTGAGTTATATCCCGAATGTCGGAATAGTAGGATTCGAACCTACAACCTATAGATTAGAAATCTATTGCTCTATCCAGTTGAGCTATATTCCGTATGTTGGAATAATAGGACTTGAACCTATAACTACTGCCTTATAAGGACAGGGCTCTACCATTGAGCTATATTCCATAACTGTTGGCAAGAATAGAATCGAACTATTGTCTCCGCCTTATCAGAGCGACAATCTACCATTGAAATACTTGCCATTAACAGTGCCATCGGAGGGAGTCGAACCCTCATGGGGTTTCCCCCGGCTGGTTCTAAGCCAGCTGCGTATACTAATTCCACCACGATGGCATAAGTAGTACGAGTGGAGGGAGTCGAACCCTCATGGGGTTGCCCCCAATAGATTTTAAGTCTATCGTGTATACCGTTCCACCACACTCGCATGTGTAGATGGAGAGATTCGAACTCTCAAGAGTTTCCTCTTAAATAGGGTTTGAGCCTATCGTGTCTTCCAGTTCCACCACATCTACTTTGCGACCTCACGGGGAATCGAACCCCGATTTTCTGGTAGACAGCCAGATATAATAACCGTTATATCATAAAGTCATGTGTGCTCCCACTTTGAATTGAACAAAAATCTCGCGGGCTTCAACCGCACGCTCTACCATTGAGCTACAGGAGCATTGCGTCTCCTGCAGGACTCGAACCTGCGATCTTCTGTTTAACAAACAGTAGCTCTAACCAACTGAGCTAAAGAGACATATGAGCTCCTGATCGGCTTCGAACCGATAACCTTCCGCTTACAAGGCGGATGCTCAACCAGTTGAGCTACAGGAGCTATTTGTGCATACTGATGGAGTCGAACCACCCGAGTCCGAAGACAACTGGTTTACAGCCAGTCCCGCTACCCCTACGGTATAAGCATGCTTAATATTTACTGAGGGGTGGTCGTGGAGAATCGGACTCCAGTACATGGGACCACAACCCATTGCTCTACCACTGAGCTACGGCCACACCACAATAAACATTGTTCTGGGACAGGGAATCGAACCCCGATAAACAGGCTCAAAACCTGTCGTCCTACCGTTAGACGATCCCAGAATGAAGTAGGGACACGGGGAATCGGACCCCAGTTTTCAGGTTGAAATCCTGACGAATTAACCACTATTCGATGCCCCCATTAATTGTTTGAAGTAAGTATATTATATCACAAGTTCTGGAGGTAGGGATCGAACCCACAATTTCTTGTCTCAGAAACAAGCGACTTGCCAATTTGTCTACTCCAGAATTATTTATAATTTATTATCCTTTTATCACACCTAGTGGAGTTAGTTCAACTAGTATTTCTACTAAATCTTTTTGATTTTCCATTATAATTGATATATCTTTTGTCTTTAATTCTTTCATCAATTTAATAACTTTTCCTGTAAATTCTATTTCATCTCCACTAAATTCAACTATCCTCCCGTGTCCATCCCTTTTTATTTTTGGTTTATTTTCTATCCAATATAAAGCTAATTTTGCTTGAATTTTTTTGCAGATAAGATATGGCTCAATATCTTTTAAAAAAATATTAACCCCTTTCGGATTAAGTTGCCAGTTATATTTTATACCACCAGATAAGGTTTTCTGCTCAGATAAATTACCACCATATTTTTCTTTTAAGAATGATAATATATATAATGATTCTTTCGTTTTATTTTGCGTTAATTGAGTTCTTAAACAAGCACCATTATATCTATCTTTTCTGCTATAAATTCCAATACTCCCTTCTCCATCAAAAAACCCAGCTACATATTCTAATGATATTTTTTTAGACATAAATTTTATTTAATTATTATATCTAAAGTATATCAAAATATAATTACCTTGTCAATACTATAATAAGCACCTTAACCTTTTATCACAGCGAGAGGACTAAGCTCTACAAGTATTTCAACAAGGTCGGATTGATTACGCATAACATCTTCTATCGGCTTATAAGCTCCTGGAGCTTCATCCAAATCTTTTGAACCACGTATAGAGTGGAGTATTCCCTGATCATCTAGATTTTTAGTTTCTTCTTCTAGATTCAATTCTCTTTCTGCTTGTTTTCTCCCCATTTTGCGACCAGCCCCGTGGGAACAAGATTTAAAACTATCAACATTGCCCCTACCACGAACAATATAAGATTTTGTGCCTTGAGAACCAGGTATAATCCCAATAGTGTCGGCAGAAGCGAGAGTAGCACCTTTCCTATGAACCATAACATTTTCTTTGAAGTGATTTTCAAGTTTTGCATAATTGTGAGCTATGTTAATTATTTCTTCAAAATTACACTGAATATTATCTACTGCATCATAAATGTTTTTATAAAATATTTCCTTAACTCTATCCATCATTAACTTTCTATTAGCAAGGGCGAACTCTACACAATAATTCATCTCTCTGATATAATTTTGTCCCTCTTCGCTATCTAATGGAAGAAAAGCTAAGTCATATTCTTTAGGAACTGAACTATGCCATTTTTCATTTAACTCTTTAGCTAATTTATTGTAATGGTCAGCTACTTGCTTGCCTAAATTACGAGAACCACTATGGATCATTATCCAAATATGTCCGTCATTTCCTTTTTGTATTTCTATAAAATGATTACCACCTCCTAGAGTTCCAATAGATATTAAAGCATTATTATATTCTTGTTGAACTATTGAATTATATTTATCATTCCAATTATGAATTTCTTGCCAATCAAACATATCTGCTACTTCTGGCATTAACTTTTCATCTTGTGCTTTTTTATGTTTATTAAACCCTACTGGCACAACTTTTCTAATTTCTCCCATTATCTTTTTAAGTGTTTCTGTATTAATATCAGTTAGGCTAGTCTTAACAGCGCACATACCGCACCCGATATCAACTCCTACAATTGAAGGAATTATTACATCTTTTGTAGCTAAAATAGTTCCTATCGGACAACCAAATCCAGCGTGATTATCTGGCATTATAGCTATATGCTTAAATACAAATGGAAGTTCTGCTAAATTTTTTATTTGTTCCATAGCACTATCTTCTACATTATTGCTCCATATCTTAACTAAGTTTTTCCCTTCATTATAAATTTTCATATATTTTTAATATAAATCTTCACTAAATAAAATATCTCCTTTATAACCATCTTTGTCTACTGATTTTATTTCCGCTTCTTCTTGTAAGCGTCTAGCTTCTTTTCTCCCTACAAATCTATTAGTCGAAGTAATAAATCCCTCTTCAACTCTATCTCGTAATAATATTTCTTTTCCTTTTGGTCTAAGAGATAAATTATGGAAACAATCACAATGCCTATGTCCGCGAATTATTAAATCATCGCTAACTTTTATTGAGGCACAAATAATTATTTCTTTCATATTTTTCATCTATTATTATTTTAGTTAAAAGTTAGATTAGCTTTATCTAAACACTCTTGCCATCTCCACTCTTCTTTATTGGAAACGTCTATCATAGCTTCTCTAATATTTGCTTTGTAATCTAATCGACTTATTCCTTTTCTACTCGACGCTGTCTGTCCCCACGTGCCTATAAGATATTGAAATACACCCGTAGCCGTAGAATTAGAATTCTTAGCGTCCCACCTAAACCCACTTTCACATTCTGCTAATTTCAACATTATTTGTGGACTAAGACTAAATAACTCTGCTTGTCTAATAATCTCTTCCTTAACCTGTTCTTTAGTTGGTTCAGTAATTAGTGGTAAGGGTAAGGGATCAACTTCATCAGCAATAACTACTTCTTGCTGGATATTCTCATCAGCTTCTATAAAATGAGTTGTCGTCTTAATAGTAATAATTATTGTTAAAACTATTACAGCGAAAAAGAGCCATTTATTTGGCTTTTTATTAGTATAATCTGTTATTTTTTTCATTTTTTTAATTTTTAATTAATAATGCTCTTATTATAATCTTTCATAGCAATATATAATAGTTAAAAAATTGAATTGTTATAACATTATATCATAAGTATCAGTTAATTTCAATTTAAGCTCGTCCATATTTCTCTAAACGTCTCTTTCTATTGGCTAATATTTTTTCTTTTTCTTCTTCAACGAACTTGTTGTTAGTAGAAAATAGTTTTTTTGATGATTTTCTAACCTTTTCATCAAACTTTATTATTCTTTTTTGTTTTAATATTCCCTCTATTATATCAGTTTTCTTTATTTTTTTAACTGGAAGATACTTAGCAATAATATCAGGAGTTTTGAATTTTGCTTCATGTTCCGCAAGTTTCTTTACTAGCTTTTCGTTGTGCATATATTTTTTATAAATTAAATTAAATCACGCTATATATATTATATCATACAGCGTGATTAAAGTCAAGGTGTTAGTTATTCTTATTTTTCATTTGAATAGTAATGTCCGTCGCTATCCATAGATAAGTCGCAATAATCACACCATAGATAATCTTCATCAATCTCTTCATTATTACCGCTGACTGCGTGTAAATATCCATAGCGACAATTAGGGCATTTTTTAAATAATGATAGCATCTGTATTTTACTAAGCTTGGGATAATATCTTATATCACTTATTGTTGATAAAATTTGTTTTAAATAATTCATATTATTTATTAATAGTTTTTATAAAATCGCTATCTCTTTTACGACATTTAGCACACCATTTAGCTTTTCCACCATTAAACTCTTCTTTCATCTTAACTTCTTTAACGTCTTCACAAGGTTTATATTCATCATGGTCGCAATTATCACAACCAAACTCGTCTTTAAAGCTAGGCTCAATTAAATCGCTTTCAAATAAGCATTGAAAAATTTCTTCTACTAATTTTTCTTTATCTTCTTCTCTTTTTAATACATAGTCGTTAAGGTATAATGGCTTTTGAGTTAAAAATTCAATTTTTATTTTAAATTCTTTCATAGTTTTATTTAATATTAATTATTTTGACATTGTAAACACTTTCCTGCTTCTTTTTCTTCGTCAAGTTTTAATGATATACCACAATCAGAACAAACAACTTCTATATTTTCATAAAATTCATTGCTTGCTGTTGTATTATTTCCGGCTAGTTCTTTTTCCATTAAAATTGAGATAGCAAGTTCGTCTGTAAAATCAAAATCATCTTTTACATCAATAGCATAAAGTTTATTAATTTTTACTTGTAATTTTTTCATAGTTTTATTAATTATTAAAATTAGATTTATAATGCGCCATACGACATTTAAACAAACAACAAGGGCAAAAAAACCAATTAACTCTATAAATTAATTGTTTATATCCTTGTCTTTTATTACATTTTGGGCATAGCATTTTCATAAAGTTTCTGTATAAATATGATTATCAAATTAATTAATTTTCAAGTGTTAAATCATAATTTAATTCAATAAAATTAAGTATAATATTTTTATCCATCATTTCTTGTAAAATACTTTGATTATCTATTTCATCTTCATAATATCTTCTTCTGCGTTTAGTTTTTTCAAACATTTCATTAATTATATCTTTTTTATCTTCTTCACAAGTTATAATATAACTATAATCATAGGCGTAGTCATCTGTGTCTATTATTAAAACATTGTAATTTTTAATCATATATTTATTATTGAATTATTATTAAATTTTATCCATTTTCTTTATTAATATATTATACTAATTTACAAAAAGCATTTTCAAATCTATGAAGCATATAGCCCCGACTTCTCGCTCGTGGTTTCATTAAAAATGCGTCTCCGTTGTTATCAATAAATGGTTTATAAACTTGATTAATGCTAGTAGATAGCCAATCTTGAGACATTTTTGCTATTACTTCCAGTCTTTTGTTTTCATTAATAGCTTGTTTAACAATATCAATAGTTAATTCAAGCCACCCCTCTTTTATCATTTTTTCTTTATGAGCATTTTCTTTTTCTTGTCTTCGTAAGCTAGAAGAATAATAACAAGCAGTCTTAATATTATCGCGATCAGTAGTAATATTTAATTTTTCCATAACATAATCAGTCGCTTGTTCAAGGTAAGCAATTTTAACAGAATTAGCAAAATCACAATAGTGTTTATAAATATCATTAAAGCCTTTAATTTTCTTAAGGGCTTGATAGTCGTCCCTTGTTTCTCCGTGATTAGTAATTTTAAATAGATTTTTGTGTTCAAATTGTTTTGTCTCCATATATATATTATTATTGAATTATTATTAAATTTTCTCCATTTTCTTTAGTAATATATTATAAATAATTGTTTTTGTCTATTACCAAAAAAAGACTATTTAGGCAGGTTATAAATAGTCTTTAAGTAGTTAATAGATTTTTTCTCCATTAAGTCGTTAAAAAGTTTAGTGGTAGCTGATAAGTTTAATTTTTATCAGGTAGCAAATACGCATTTCGCAAAATAATTTTTCTGCTTGATTGACTATTTCTATATAATATTACTTTTTCTTTATCTGTAATATTAAGAGAATTGCTTATTATTGTTAGCTCGTCAATGGTGGCAAGTATTTTTTTAGCTTGTCCTGTTAAAATAGCCATATAATTAAGAGTTAATTATCTTAGTAATTTCTTTATTGACATACGCTGTCATTTCTTCGGCAGTATATGGTAAGCAATAAATATCACTTAGTAATTTTGCTTTTAAATCATTGACCTTTTCTAATTTTATTCCTTTTTTATCATAGTAATTAGTAAATTCTTTATTTCTATTATCGCCATGATATGTATTAATAGTTAAACTTTTATTATCTTTATATCCGCCAATACTAAACCCTTTATTTTCTAGCAGTGTCTCGTTTCTTTTAACAAGCTTTTCCGCTGTTAGAATATCTTTAAATAGTTTTCCAATAGTTTTGTCTTTTTTAGCTTTAACTATTAGATTTTTAATAAAGGTTTTTTCTTCTTTGTTTAGTTGATCGGTAATAGAAGAATAAGCTTTGTCTAGCTTAGCAGAAAATAGTTTATATAAAACTCTTTTCTGTTCTCCGTTAAGCAATTTCTTGCTAGCCATTTCTCTAATAGTCTTTTGCTGTGCGTTAGTCTTTTTATTATTCATAGTTGTTAATGTTCCCGCCTATTTATAAGTTGTTAATAGGTATTAACTATTAACTAAAGCATTTAAAATGGCTTAGAAGTCCTTTTAATCGCTCTATTTTTGCCACTATTTAGAATAATGACAAATAAGAGAGGTTAAATTATTTAATAGTTAATTCAGCGTCTTTTGTTATATCTCCGTCAATTCTAATAATATATTTAGTTTTATCGTTTATAACTCCCTCTTTTCCACTTTTTCCATTATGTTCCCACTTAATAAAAGTATCAAAAAGATATTCTGCCCCTCCGTCTGTTTTATGATAGTATAATTTCATATTAGTTAATGTTATGCTTATTATTTAATGTATTAATTACTAATTGTATCGTGGCTCTTTCGTCTGATCCTATCCTATCACTCCAACTTAATAAACCTTTAAGCGTGTTTATAGCTATTGCCATGTTCTCTCTATCTATCTCCTCAACTCCCGCCCACTCTAATAATAAAGTGTTGGACGGCTCAATGTATTGTTTTAGTCCTTGTAATTCTGCTATTTCGCCCGTGCTTATTCTTTCCGCTTCAATTTCTTGGCGTAGATAGTCAAGGCGGGCTTTTATTGTATTATTATATTCTCGCTCAGTTAAATAACTATAACTCTTTAAAAACTCTTCTTTAGTTAGAATATAAAAGTCTTTCATTTTTTCTTTGTCGCTTGTAAAATTGTTTTTATAATCATTATTAGATAATTGTTTTTCTAATAAATCAGTTTGCTCTTCGTCATATTCTTTTTTAGTCATATATATTAAAATTAGTTTTAAAGTTTCCCCATTTTCTCTAGTGATATATCTATTATTAAGTCTTTAGTAATAATTCAAAAAAAAGACTTTTAGTTTATTAGCAAGTAATAAGTATTTATAAGTCATTAATATTAAAATTACTAGCCCAATTATTCAGTTCTTTTATTTGATTTCTCTTGGCGTTCATTTCGTCTGTATAATCTGATATATTAATAACTTTATCTTTTAGCTTTCTTAATTCTTTTTGCCCAAAATTCTCCCATATTCCTCCTTTAGCTTTTGCTTTAGCTGTCATTTTTTGTTTAAAGTTTCCAATAGTCATAAGTTTAGGTGTTAAGTATTAATTAAGTTTTTAAATGCTCTTAGATCGCCGTTTAAAGCCTTGTTTTTGGCTATAATCTTATATTATAGCCAATTTATAAGAGTTTAAAAGTAAATGCCAAAATAAACATCATTTAAATCTTCGTCAAAATAAACGTCATTTATTTCCTTCGTTTCTTTAGAATAAGAGCCATAAATGTTCACATTAACATTGCCATGTTTTTCTTCTAATTTTTGTAATTTATTAATTAATTCTTTAATTTTCATATTATTACCAACTTAAAAAAGTTATAAGTCTATTGGTTCGTTCTTCGTTTAATAATCTAATTATCAAAACATAATAAGGCAAATTTTTAAATACTAAATAATGCTTTTGTTTTGTTATAACTATATTAAAAAAATATAGATTGATAAATAACTTCCTTGATATAATTTTAAACATATACTTTTAATCGTTAATTAGTGTTGCGTCGTCGTTTTCTTTATTAATAAATTGACGCTCTTTAATTAATTGTTTTTTATAGACTTTCATTATTTCTTCTTTAGTATAAATGCCGTCAAACAATTCAATAACTGGCTCAACATTTCCCCTATAAAAGCTTTCATGATTGTTTAATTCGTAGATAATAGCTTTCTCTTTGGTTTCTTTAGCTTCTTTTAACTCTTTTTTGTAAGCCTTGCTATTGTCATCCATTGCTTTCATAAAAGCGTCAAAATTTTTCATTAAGATATAACCGCCAGCCCCTATGCTTCCAACTTTGTTGTCTTTACTAGCCCCAACTTTTTCACAACCTTTTTTAAATTGTTCATTACCAAAAGCAAAAAATACTTGATATTTTTCTATTATATCATTAACTGCTTTGTCTTGTTTTGTTTTTAGCTCGTTGTAGGTTTTCATAATGCTATAGTTTATTATTTGTTAGTTAATGGTTTTTACATTGTAGCAATAACTTTCTCGTCTGTTCTCTTTCTTTCTTCTTCTTGTAAAGCGTCAAGCATTTTAATAACTTTCTTTTTTTCTTCTTCCGTCATTAGTTCTTCGCCGTCTATAAATTCGTGTCGTGGAGTTAAGACTAGCTTTGTATTGTTTAGTGCTTGCTCTACGCTGTAAAGGTTAGCATAGCTATTGCCCTCAGCGTCAGATGATAAGATAATATCAGCGTCTTGATTGCTATTTTTTAATAAAGCTAGTAATTTTTTGACTTTCATATGTTTTTTTTTAAATGTTAATATCTATCCAGTAAGCTATATTGACTTTTTTCTTAAGTTATTTGTTTATTAAAAATGTTCCCAAGTTTCCAGTCTTATTATTATTTATATTAAGATAGAGGGGAGACTAATAACTATAATTACTATAATAAAGATTAATAGTTTTCTTTCTTCTCCTTTAAAGTATAGTCTAGTTCTTTTATAATCAGATAGTAAAGAAGATTTAAAGTTTATAGGATATATATAAGTATTATTATATAGCATATAGTTAAAGCTTAGTTTTTGATCTTATTAGTTTGGTGTTTATAATAGTGTTTAGCTTGTAGTGTGTAATAGTGTTTAGCTTGTAGTGTGGCGTGTGGCGTGTGGCGTGTGGCGTGTGGCGTGTGGCGTGTGGCGTGTGGCGTGTGGCGTGTGGCGTGTGGCGTGTGGCGTGTGTTGGTGTTTAGTGGTTAGAGTGTTGTTTATCAATAAATAGGGTTATTTCTGTGTTTTGTGGTAAAAAGGGGGGCGTGTGTGCCGTTTTAAGCGTTGTTATAATTAGAGTTAATGTATAAGTCAGCTTATTTTCCTAAATTTAGGCAAAACTTTCTAAACATATACTCTAAAAGCTTTTAATTTACTAGATAAACTTTTAGCCCCTTGTTATTCGTTCCGTCTTTATTGCGATAACTATACGATAAGCTATAGTCTTTTAAAAGTCATGTAATTGTCGCAAGTGATAGAACGCAAGAGGCTAGAGTTATAAGATAACTAATAGTCCGTCGTTAATGTTGATTGACTTCTTGCTATCTACTTATCATTATACTCTTGATTAATATAAAAGTCAAGCGTAGCCTGTGGATAACTTAAAGGCTTATATCCTCCTATCATTAGACTTAAGACTATAGGTTAAGCCTGTAGTCTGTAGTCTGTTGCTATTGTGTCATATGGTTTAGACTTTTGCTTATAGTGTGGCGTGTGTGTGCTAATATCCTATAGCCTGTATAGTGTGGAGTTAGTCGTTAAAACGTCATAGTGTGGCGTGTGTGGGCTTAGGCTTGAAGGGGGGAGTGGTTCGTTTAGGGTGGTTGAAATTATTTAGGAATCCGTTATATGGGACTCTAGTACGAAAATTGAACAATTTTAAATCTTCCTTATATCTATAAAAAATTCAGACAAAAAAATCCCAGCCAAATTTTGTAGCCTAAACCATAGTGTTTTATAGCCTTTAGTTTGGGACTCCTAGCAATCTATAGTTTTCATACTACAAAAAAAATTCTCATATTTTTTACTTAGTTAAAGTAGGTTTATGTTAGGTATTGCTAAAGATTGTAACTTATGCTATAATGATAATGTGTTATTCTTAATAGATAAGAATTTCAGGCTAATTAATATACTATACTAAATAAATAATAAATAAAATTATGAAAAATGAAAACAAAGGAGAAGCTAATAGCAAAGAAGTTAAAGAAAAAAAAATTATATCTTCATTAACAGATGATAATGTTAATAAAATTAAAGAAAGCATTAGAGTTTCTGGTGGTGATTGGAATGAAGGATGTGAATATGCTGGATATTGGTTAAATGGAAGATCACTTATTTTTACAAATAATTGTATAGATAAACCATCAAAAGATGCTTTTTGTATAAGTAGAAATTGTTTAGAAAAAATTATTAAAGAATTACCAGAGCATGATAATAAAGATAAAAAATTAAAAGAGATACAAGAAGATGTTAATGCTAAAGATGTTAAAGAAATTCCTAAAGCTACTAAAGAAAGTTCTGTTAGAAGGATTATTATTGAAACAGATGGTAATATTATAACAAACGTAAATGCTCAAGTTAATGGTAGTATTGAATTAATAGCTATTCTAGAAGAAGTAATTGGTACTCTTAAGAATGCTCAAATTGAAAGAGCTAAAGAAGTACAAGCTAGTTTCAGAGCTAAAGAAGAAAAGAAATAGTTAGATTTGTCAAATAAAATTTTTTTTATGAAATTAGAAAATAAAAGGATAATTAAAATTGGAGGTCTTAATGTTGATTTAAAATTTGTTACTAGTGATGAATTAGAAGGTGATTGTGGATCATCTGACCAGAAGGCTCCGTATATCAAGATAGATAAAGATATGAGTGATGATTTGATTATTCTTACATTACTTCATGAGATTTTTCATCACATTGACCCTGGACTATCAGAAAGTAAAGTAGAGCTATATTCTCGAGCGTGGTTTCAAATTTTTAAAGATAATGATTTATTATAATATGTATGCCAAACGGTAAAAAACAAAGTAGCGAGCCAGAGTGTAAAAAACAATTTAATAGAACTGTAGCGAAAACAGGAAAGTGGAGAGGAAAAACTCCAGATAAATATATTAAGTATCAGTCTCCTAAAAGAAATAAAGTAATAACCTTAATGGGTAATGATAAAGGTATTAGTTCTAGAGAACAAAAAAAGATTTATAAAGAATTTCAGTTCAAAAAGAAAAAAAAGCACGATAAAGAAGAAGATATGTAATCTTCTATCCCATCAGCGTAAGTTGGTGACAGGAAAACAGTCCATCATTATTTATAATGGTGGGATAGAAGATTAATTGATTTAACTTCCAGCGTATAGAAACTCTATATTAAGACTTGTTGTAATATACAAAGTCTAACCCCCAGCTCATAGAGTAAAGAAACTGGAAGAAGCTAATATTTATATCCTTAAAAGAAATATTAGTATCTGGATAACTAAATGTTGGGGGTTAAGTTAATTAATTGATAATAGTAAAAATTGTTCCTTAAAACCTGAAGTCAAGTTATGTTATGTTATGTCAAAATGTTATGTTGTTATATAAAAAATATTTAACTTGTAAAGATGATAAAGATACTTTATCTTATCCTTGTAAAATTATTACAGATGGAAAAGATACGAATGATTATAATGGAGATAAATTAGTAGATTTTCAATTTATTCAAGCTAATTTAAGAAGTTTAACTGGAAGAATATTGACGATTATCGATGCGTCAATAACAGATAGTAATCAGAATAAATGTGTTAAAGACTTAGTTAGAGGAGAGTTTATGCACGAGTTTGAAGCGTTAGGAGATTTAATGTTCGATAAACAAAGAATAGAGAGAACAATGAATGGATTTTATACAAATGGTATTGATCCAGAAATTATTACTGCCAAAGAAGCATTAGGAGCTTAATTAATTAAAATAAAAACATTAAGTTGACTTCAGATTTTAAAAAATAAAATGGGCTATAAAGGTATCGATTGCTTTATATGTAAAAAATAAATTATATGTCACGTATCAAGGGAAAGAAAAATCCTAATATGGCTCGTTTTGGTAATACTAATTCTTTAGGTCGCATTCAAACGCAAGCTACTAAAGATAAAGTAGGAAACGCACACAGAGGAAAAATTGTTTTACAAGCTACTAGAGATAAACTAAGCAAAGCCAATTTAGGTAATAAAAATCCTCGTGGTATGCTTGGTAAAAAACAAACGCAAACTACTAAGTATAAAATGCATCAGTCTAAGCTAGGAGATAAAAATAATAATTGGAAAGGTGGTATAACGCCAATAAATGATACAATAAGACATAGCATTGAGTATGATTTATGGCGTAATGCAGTATTTACTAGAGATAATTTTACTTGCCAAAAAACAGGGATTAGTGGGGGAGAATTACAAGCACATCATATTAATAATTTTTCTATATTTTCAGATTTAAGATTTGCCATAGATAACGGTATTACTTTATTAAAAAAATCGCATATAGAATTTCATAAAATATACGGTTATAAAAACAACACTAAAGAACAATTAGAGGAATTTCTATTAGATGGTCCTCAAACGCAATAATAATCCCGGTGTATGCCGAAGTAATGGTTTAGATGCCATTAGGTAGTAATGGTTTATAAGGGTTCGATTCCCTTGCTACCATATATTTAGTTCTTTTAAATTTGCAGTCAAGTTAAATTTAGTCAAGTAAAGTTATGCCAAACAAAGATCAAACAGGTCCTAAAGGAAAAGGTCCTAAAACAGGTAGATTAGGTTCTATAAATAAAAAAGTCATGTTCAAAGAAAATGAAGTCAATAAAGACGTAGCAACATTATGGAATGCTATATATAGCGAAATATATGAATATAAGCAACATAAGTTAGGTGAAATATTAACTATAATAGACGCAGTTATAGTTGATGAAAAACAAAATAAAAGCGTAAAAGATTTAATTAAAGCAACTATTTATAATGGAGACAATATGGATTTTAGAATAGCCTCTTGGTTATTTTGGTTAATTGATAACAATGATATTACTCATAATAATTCAAGATCAAGTGTTCCATTTAGATATACTGATGAATTAAGAAATCCACAATTAGAAGCTTATAAACAATAATAAACTAATATTATAAGTTGACTGCAAGTTTAAATGAATTATATGAATAAAGATAATAATGAAAATAATTTTTTTAATAATTTAGCTATTGAAATTGGTATTACAGATGTTAAAGTTGTTAGACAATTTTATTATGCTTTAGTAAGAACTTTATATAAAACATTAAAGAATAATAAAAAAGTTGAAATGCCTGATTGGGGAATATATAAAATTAAACCATTTAAGGCAAGAAGTGTTCATAATATTAATACTGGTGGTAAAATAGATGTACCAGCTACAAATACTCTTAGATTTGAAGTTGATTACAAATTAAAAGATAAGGTTAAAAATTTATAATAGCGGGATGGAGAAGAGGCATCTCGACGGTCTCATAAGCCGTAGTCCTGGGTTCGATTCCCAGTCCTGCCACAAACAATATTCTTTAACAATTTACGCTAAGCATAACGGGCAGAAGTCGTCTACGTGACGCAGAAGTCCCACAAAATCTATGCTAAAAAATAATTACGAAGTTGATATATTAATCAACGGAAAGAGAGTACAAGAATACTTACAAAAAGATAAAATGTATATTGAAGGAAGAAAAGGTACTAAGTATTCAATTAAAATCAATAATAATTCATGGGAAAAAATAATTGCTATTCCTACTGTTGATGGCATTTCAGTCATTAATGGAAAGTTAGCAGATTATAATTCTACGGGATATATTATTAATAGCCATTCTTCAATTACTATTGATGGATGGAGAAAAAACGATAAAGAGGTGGCTGAGTTTTATTTCTCAAACACGAAAGACTCTTATGCGAGAAGAGTCGGAAAGAATGGTAACCAAGGTGTTATTGGAGTTGCTATATATAAAGAACAAAATGAAGAAAGAAATTTTATAAAAAGAATAACAGAAATAGAACCTATATATAGAGAAGTTCCAATGTGGTATAATGGTAGTATTAGTAATATTACTACTAATATAGATTCATGTTCTAGTATAACAACTGCTTCTTGTTCATTATCAGCATTAAAATCATCAGCATCACAAGTAAATTGTTGTTTTAAATCACAACAAGTTGGTACTGGATGGGGAGAAATTAAACATTCTGAGGTAATCAATTCTTCATTTAATAAAGATAATAGTTCTTTAACAGTGTTTGAGATATTTTATAACACAAGAAAAGAGCTTGAAAAACAAGGGATAACTTTTAATAAGGTTACATATATTAGTTCACCAAAAGCGTTCCCTAATGAGTATTGTGAAACACCAAGAAGATAATTAATTAATAAATAACGTTTAGCGTAAGTTGTTAGAGAGTAAATAAGCTTCACTTTTGAAGCTTTTTTGTTTTTTTAGCGACAAAACGGTGTTACTTATGCTATAATGTTATATAGAATGATATAAATTATAACTTTCTATACATAGTTTAATATAAAATTTTTAAAAATATGGATAAACCAATGAATAAATCTAAGAATTTAGTATCAAAAGTAAAATCTTCTGAAAGAAAAACAGAACTTGAAGGAAGTTTAGATGATTTAAATAACAGAGAAGGAGCTATTAATAGTCAAGAAGTTATTAGTAAGAACAAAATAAACGAAATGAAAGGTAAAATAATCCAAGAACTATTTAAAATCTTGGAGAATTTTGGCGTGGATCCATCAGACTTAAATTCTATTAATAAATTTTTATCAGAATTAGAGAAGACACAACCAGATTTATTAAAGTTATTTGAATTAACATTCAATGATTTAATTAAAGAACCAGAAAATAACGCTAATACTATACCAGCAACACCACCTACTACTGGATTACCTGAAGCTATGCCTAATACTAGTACAGCTCCAACACAACCAATTGGAAACGAAGGATTAATGGATAAATATAAAAATTTGGGTCAAGAAACAATGATGCCAAGATAATTATATATAGCTAAGAGAAGTCAAGAACGGTATAAAAAAATATGATTGATAAACCGTTAGAAGTACTAGAAGCCAGATTCCCAGAATTTTTAGTGTGGCTTAGAGAGATTAGTCGATATGCTCAAGTAGAAAAATTTATTCTACTAAAGGACTATAAAGAAAGTGTAAGGGTTAGTTTCTTTACTAAGGAAAATGAATATAGCGTTAGTGTGAGACGACCACATGAATTTAGCGAACACATTGTTCAAAGAGATGTTAATGATAGAATTATTGGTGAGAGCAATGCTCCTATTGATAATGGGTATTTAGGGGGCGGAGTGTCTACTAGAAAGCCTAGAGCTGGAGAAGACTGGAGACGAGGAAACGATTTAGCTGACGGACCTTACTGCAAGGAAACTTGGAACAAAATTAAAAATGATATTGTTTCATATGAACTTGTTAGAGTCATTCGTCCAGTAGATCCAACCTGTGAACCAGTTAATGGACCACTTGTTAAAGAAGTAAAATAATTAACACCATTCTTTGACTTCTCTTAATTATATATAATAATATGAAGGAATATAAAAAAAAATACGAAGATGTTTATACTTCTTCTAGATTTTTAAATAGATGTAAAATTTGGAAAGTATCAACTGTTTTAGATTTTGATGAACTTAAATATAGAAAAACATTGAGAATAGTATTAAGACAATATCAATCTAATACATTTAATATGTTATTGAAGAATGATTGGTTAGTACATCATTTTTGTTATAATGGTGTTCAACGTATGAAATCTAAGAATAATGGTATTGTATTAGATCGTTCTTACGGAATATACATGAGACATTATGTTGGTTATGATAATAAGTCTATTAGTTGTAATCAATTAAGTTCATCTGTAATTAGTTATTTTGAAGATTTTTTTCCAAATTTTTATTCACTCAATCCTTTAAAAAAACGTTTTAAATACCCATACTCTTATATGAATTTTGAATGTTTATTTCTTGTTTATCAAATGCCAGAGCGATTAGATTTATTGAAAATTGGTGAAAAGAAAAGAATGAGATATACAAAATTCGTTGATTATGTTATTAACTATGCTTTATCAAAGACTGATGAACTTAATGATGAGAATTATTTTTCTATAGCTTATTCCGGTCAAACAAAAGCACCATTTATAAGATATAAATATTATGAAAGAAAAAAATAAAAAACAATTAAAACCAGTTATCTTTTTAAAAGGCAAATATAACTATCATGGTCAAAATCTTTTTCAACAAAATTTATTACTAAAAGCATTACAGGTTACTACTGATGTTAATGAACTTAAGAAAATGATTGGAGTTAAAACTGTTGCTGAGGTTTATAGAACGTTAGATAAGATAGCTATTAGAAAAGAATATCATGAGGCATTACTAAGAAATGAAATAGACCTTGATAGCATTGTTAAAGGAATTAAAGATGTATGTACAGATGAAAATGAATCTGGTGCTATCAAACTTAAAGGATGGCAAGTATTACTTAAATCATTAGGCTTAGATAATTATAGTGATATAGAAAAAGAAAGTAGAAATTCATGGGAAGATGTTGTTAGAGAAACTGTTAAAGCTATTGATAAATCTAAAGATAAACAAATTATTAATGCTGATTATGAAGTTGTTATTCCAAAAGCACCAGAAGCAGAAAGGAGAAAACAAGAAGAAGAGAATGAACTAGGAAAGAGTTTGTATGAAAATGAAAACGAAAAATAAAATATGAATACTCAATTATCAAAACTTAAAGATGTTAAATTCTATCTTGAAAATTATACAAAAATTAAAATTAAAAAAGGTGGAATTGCTCCGTTCGTTTTAAAAGAAGCTCAAAAAGATTTGTTTAATACTTTGAAATATCACAATAGAGTGATGATTTTGAAAGCTAGACAATTAGGTTTCAGTACTGCTGTAGTTGGATATTTTTATCATAAGACAATTATGAATCCTGGTGTTACAACTGTTTTAGTAGGATATAACCAAAAAATTGTATCAGAATTATTAGATAAAATTAAAACATTACATAAAACAACTCCAGAAGCTTTAAGACCAACATTACAATATAACTCTAGGTCAGAAATTAGTTTTCCTAAAATAGATTCAAAGATTATTGTTTTACCTAGTAGTGAAAACGTTGGTCGTGGTTTAATGATTAACTATCTTCTTGTTACCGAGCTTTCATCATGGGATAAAGCAGAAGAAAAAATGGCTGGACTTGAAGAATGTGTACCTAAAGAAGGAATGATAGTTATTGAGTCAACTCCTCGTGGTGTTGGTAATTTGTATCATAGAATGTGGATGATAGATAGTGAGTATACTAAGAAAAAATATGGTTGGTGGTGGGAGTATACACAAGCAGAAATGGATATTAAGAAGAAAGGTAAAGGTCCACAAATGTTTGCTCAAGAATATGGACTTGAATTCCTTGCATCTGGTAGATCAGTATTTGATGGTGATATAGTAAAAAAACAAAGAAAAAATATACTTGAAGTTGGTGATATTAGAAGAGAAAAAGGTAAAGAAGATTTTACTGTTTATAAACAAGATAATTGGACAATATATAGAGAACCAGAAAAAGATGGATTATATGTTTGTGGAGCTGATATTTCAGAAGGTGTTCAAGGAGGAGATTATTCAGTAGCTGCTATTCTTGATAGAAAAACTGGTGAAGAAGTTGCTATGTGGAGAGGATTAGTTTCTCCTGATAGATTTGGAGAAATACTTAATAAAAAAGGTAGAGAATATAATAATGCCTTAATGGTTCCAGAAGTTAATAATCATGGTTTAACAACAATAACAATTTTAAAACAATTGCTTTATCCATCAATGTATTTCAGACAAGCAAAACATGAAGCTTTAAGTCAAACAACTACTGATAAGATGGGATGGAAAACAAGTAAGGTAACAAGACCATTATTGATTGATGATTTTATACAAATGGCAAGAGATGGTGAAATAACAATTCATAGTAAAATAACATTAGATGAAATGTCAATATTCGTTTATGATGATGCTGGAAATATGGTTCCACAAGCTGGATTCCATGATGATACAATTTTTGCTACTGGAATTTGTTTGCAAGGATTCAAAGTATTATATGATAAAAAATTAGATCAATTAAATTATCAAGACCATTTACCAAAGAGTTTCGCATATTAATTAATATTTAAAAATATATGAGTACAGAAAAAGATTACAGACCTGAAGATTTCTCTAAAGGAGAAATTGAAATGATGAGAAAATATCCATTACAACTAGATGATTCTAGAAATTATTTTAAAGCTATTCTTAAACCAAGACTTGATAGGTCTTATAAAATTTATATTTGTGATACAAGAGATAGAGCTAAAGAAATAAATTCTTGGCAGGCTAATGTTTTTGTTCCATATGCTCATGCTGTAATAGAAACATTAAAACCACGTATTTTAGATGCTAGACCAGATTTAGGTGTACAAGGAAGAACTGAAGATGATCAACCAAAATCTAGTAAAGTACAAAATTTATTAGATTATGATTGGGAAGTATCTAAAGCTGACTCTATGGCAGAGATGTTTGTTGATGCTGCCTTAATTTATGGCACAGGACACGCACAAGTTTATTGGAAGAAAGACGTTAGAACTCATAAGTTTTTCCAAGGAACTAATATAAATACTAAAAAAGCAGAATGGAAAGATAAAACTCAAACATTCTATGATGCTCCATATGTTGAAAATGTTGATAACTATGATTTATGGTATGATTGGCATAATATTGCTGCTGAAGATAAACAATATTGGTTTAGAAGAAAAGTTTTAAATAGAGCTACTATTGAAAGACGTTATCCAATGTTTGATAAAAAAAGATTGGATATGGCTGTCAAAAAGAGTGGTGATTTAACAAATTATGCTTCTATTAGAAATGAAGTTAAATATACACAAGAAAGTATTTCTAAGGGGACTAATAATATAAGTGGTGGAATGTCTAGTGATAATTATGAAAGCGCGGATAATAGTCCTGATTTAAAAATGCATGAAGTATTCGAATGGTGGAGACCATTTGAAGATAAATATGCTGTTATGGTTAATGATGTTCCAATTCTTAAAGGAGGAGAAATGCCATGTCCATATGATTTCAAAGAAGCTCCATTCATTTCAGTTCAGTATTTAAAACTACCTAATGAATTTGAAGGTTATGGAGTATCACTTATATTAGAGAATCCTGGTAAAATGTTGAATATGGTTAAAAACCAAAGACTTGATGCTATGACATTAAATATTCATAAGATGTGGATTGTTAATCCTTTAGCCAATATTAATAAAGAAGAATTAGTAACAAGACCATTTGGTATAGTTTATTCAACTGACCCTAATGGTGTTAAGCCGGTAGAATTTAGTGATATTAAAGCTAGTGCTTATAAGGAAGAAGAATTAATAAAAGCTGACATGAGATATGGTATTGGTGTTGATGATTCATCTATGGGTGTTGGTGGTAGTTCTGGAAGTGCTACAGAAACTAGACATTTAAGAGAATCAACATTAGAAAGAGTTAGATTGTTTGTTAATCATCTTGGAGAAGCATTCTCTACATTAGAAAGATATTGGATTTCAATGCATAGACAATTCTTTACTAAGAAATTTAACATTAGAATATTTGGAGATAATGGAGCAATAGAATTTCCATTAATTGAAAAAGATGATTTAATGGGAGAGTTTGATTATAAAGCAACTGTATTACCATCTATTACTGGACAAAATGAAGTTAAGAAGAAACAAGATATGGATTTATTTCAACTTCTTATTGGGTTACCATTTATTGATCCTCAAAAACTTACTTCTAAAGTTTTATATGATTGGAATTGGGATATTGATTCATTAACTGTTTCAGAAGAAGCACCAACAGGAATACCATTACCAGGAGAAGAAAATGGAGAAGTACCAACTGGTGAGAGTGGCTTATCAGAAAAAATAGCTGGTGGACAAATACCAGAAGATGTAGCTAAAAAGGCATTAGCATTATTAGGTGAAGTTCCATCTAGTCAAAGTCAATTTGCTGAAGCAAAATCACCAATAAATTTATTAGAATCTGGTGTACCACCAACAGTTAAGAATATTCCATTACCTACTACTAATACAAGAGGAATGAATCGTGGAGGTAAAGTTAATACTAATGTTCCAACAAAAGCACCTAATGGCCCTGCTGCACAAATACAAAATAGAGCAAATAATATACAACGTTAATTAACTAATAAAAATAATATGTCAAAAGGTATTATACAAATGATTAAGGACAAATTAAAAAATCGTAAGGCTAATAAACAAGAAAAAAAAGAAATTATTAAAAAAGCAACTAAAGAAGGTGAAGAAATTTTCATGAAGAATAGACCAGATATGGCAATGAGTGATAAAAGTTATCCAAAAGTATCTAAAGATACTCCACGTAAATACAATAAAGAAGCGTTAAGAACACAAAATCAAGTTATTAAAACAAGATTAGAACAATGGAAGAAAAATAAATAATAAATAATAAATATATGAACAAAAAAACAATTATGAAGGAAAAAAGTAAAATCAAAAAAGAAAAGCCAGTAAAGCCAGTAGAGAATAAAACAAATAATGATACTAATGACATGAGTATTAATGAAATTACTACAATGTTAGTTGAATTATCAAGAAGTAAATATTGGCCAGCATTAGTATCAATTACTAATGGTTGGAAGTTAACTATAGAGAGTGGGTTAAAAACTATAGATCCATTTAAAGAGCCGACTTTAGTTGCTAGAGCTCAAGGACAATTATTAGCATTAAATTTTTTAGAAAGTACAATTAAAGCTGAAATTGACAGATTAAATAAAATAGAAAATAATAATACACCAGAATAATCGTGTTTTATTAGTTAATATATTGTTACTTGTGCTATAATATCAGTATAAATAAAATATTATAAATAAATTTATGTCATATAATGAACCAATACATGATAATACTGTTAGAACAACTGCTACATCTGAATCTGAAGGAAGAATTAAAGATATGCTTAAATCTAGGAAAAGAAAGTCTATAAAGAAAAGATTAAATAATTATAAATAATTAATATATGAAGTAATAAAAAAATATATGAATTTAAAAAAAATGAATCAAAAGCAAACTAGCAAAATCATGGATGCTTTAGCTAATCATCCTGAAAAAAAACTAAAGAAAGGTGAGGTTAACTTAGAGAAGATAACCAAAATGCTTACTGATAGAAGGTTTGCTAAGAACAATACTTCAGAAGATGATAAGTCTGATGAAGAATAAAAGTCGAGTTTTATTAATTAATTATGAAGAAAAAATATGTCTGAAGAAAAAAAAATAGAACCCGGAACTGAGGCATCGGGGATGGATAATTCTAATCTAATTGCAGATCCTAAACCACCAGTAGATGATATTATCGCTGGAAGTAAAGATAAATCTGGATTTAAAGGGACAGCAACAGATGAAGAAAAAAGTGTTGAAGAATCAGCACTACAAAAAAGTTACAAAGCGTTAGAAGAAAAATTAGGTACTCAAGGCGAAGAGCTAGGAGATTATAGAAAATTCTTTAAAGAAATTTCTCCCCTACTTGATAAACTTGATACACAACCTGAGTTAATACAAGCTATCATTGATGGAAAAGTCGATACTAGCTTAGCAAAGGCTGCCATTAATGGTAAAATTTCTATTCAAGACGCTAAAACTGTTACAGAAGCTCACAAAGAAATTAAAAAAGAAGTTGGAGAAAAAAAGTATAAGGAATTATCTCCCGAAGAAATTGAACAAAAAATCACTGAAAGAGTTAGTGCTGATGTTAAAAAACTAGGAGAAGATATTACTAAAGATGTTAAAAGAGCATCTAAGGAAGCGGAAGAAAAAAAAGATTATAGTAATAAAATTGATATTTTTATTAAAGATACAAAAGATTTCCCCGAATATGCTAACGATATTTATAAGTGGCTAGATGAAAATCCTAATCAGGATGACATTAAAATTGCTTATAGTGTTGTTAAGGGTATTGCCTTACAAAAAAAGGCTGAGGAATTATCTGATGAATCAAAAGGAGAAGATGCTAAAAAAATGGCGTCTAATGCTTCTGGTGGTGGTTCTCAAGGAACAACCGTTACTAATGATAAAAGTATTGTTGATGAACTTATAGGAGGAAAATCAAATCCAAACGTATTTTAATATTTTGTGGGAAAACTGGACAGATATCTAATTAAAATTAAATAAGAAATACAAATATGTCTAATTTCCCTTATTACACCGAACCTACACATGACGAAGGAACAGTTGCTGCAGCTCCAAGAACTACAGCAGTTTCTAACGCAGAAGGTCGGTTAATAGTTAACGCTGTCGATAAAATCTTTCTTTTAGAACCTAACAAGCATCCACTTGTAACATTATTAACTAACGTTGGTAAAGTTTGGGATGGAAAAGCTTGGTCAGGATCTAGTATGCTTAAACAAGCAACTGGAAATCCTGAATTTAGTTGGTTTGAAGATTTTTATGGTGGACGTTACGCAAGAGTTAGTGGTACTTATACAACTGCCGCTGACCAAACTCCTACTTTAACAGGAGCTGGTGCTAATTCAGGTTACATTTTCACTGCTGGTGATATTGTAAAGAATGCTAGAACTGGCGAATGTATGGTAGTTGGTACTGTTACTGCTACAACTATTCAGTTACATCTACGTGGATTCGGTTCTACGGCTGCTGCTGCTGGTGTTGATAGTGATGGTATGTACCTTATTGGTAATGTAAATGAAGAAAATGCTGGTGCAAGAAATGTTAATACTACACGTTCTACAAAAGAGAGTAATTATACTCAAATTTTTAAGACTACTATTGCTGTTTCTGGTACTGAAAAAGAAGCTGATTTATATGGTGGAAAAGATTTACCATATCTTAGAGCTAAGAAAGGAACTGAACATGCTCTTGATATCGAAAGAGCTATATGGTGGGGTCAAAAGAAATACTCTACAAGTGGAACTAACAGTCATCCATTAAGAGCTACTGGTGGTGTATTAGAATTCATCGAAGGTGGAGGATCTTATGTTCAAAATCAAGGTGGTGTTTTAACTGCTCCTGATTTTAACACATTCTTAAGAGAAGGATTTACTTATGGAAATGATACAAAAACATTTTTCTGCGGTGGTGTTGTTTTACAAGCCATTAATGAAATTGCTCGAGGTCAAATCCAAATGAAACCATTAGCTAAGTCTTATGGTATGCAAATCGGAGAATATGTTACAGCTTTTGGTAGAATTAATATTATTCACAATCCTCTATTTATAGAAGATTATGCTGGATATGGATTCTTACTAGATATGGAATGTTTCAAATATAGATTCATGAATAATCGTGATACTAAATTAGAAACAAACGTTCAAGCTAATGATGTTGATGGTCAAATCGATCAATATAAAACTGAATGTGGATTACAAAGAATACAAGCTCCTAAATGTGCTTTATTAAAAGGTGTTACTGCCTAGTAATTAAACGTTTAGAAATTCTTTAGTGGGGAGCAGAGAATTAAAATTTAGCTCCCTTCTAGGGGTTTTATCTCCTAGTCCGAAAAGGTTACGGATAATTAACCGCTTAGTAATTAAAGCTAAGAAACTAAAATAAAAAAAGTATGAACAGATACGAATACCAATTAATGAATAGAAAAGGTGTTGTAGGACAAATAACAAGTGATACTCCAGTTGCCATACGTATTAAATACGTTGGTGGTGGATCAGTAACATCTGTTACTAATACCGCTGCTACTGCTCTTGTATTAATTGCTACAGATTCTGCTGGAACTTCTTCAACAGTTACCTGTACTTACTCAACAGACGACACAGTAGGTGAAGTTGTAGACAGAATTAACGCTAGTGACCTTTGGGAAGCTAAAGTTATGGATTGTTTAAGAAGCCTTGCTACTGATAGTTCTGAATTAGGAGTAGATACTGGTTCTCTTTCAACAACTGCTGTTGATGGTGTAAACTATTACGAAGTACACGCAGATACTAGTGTTACTCTACAATTCGCGTATAGATTAACTTATGATCGTGCCGTTGGTGCTGAAAAGCCTAAAGGTTCTCATAGAGTAATCTTACAAGAAATTCAATATCTATTAGATGTTGGAACTGCTGCTATGGATAACTTTCAAGTTTATGAAACAAATCCTGTTGGCAATAGTGAAACACAACGTCTTAAGATGTTAAATGTAGATAATTCAGACACTACTAAGAATTGGGCAAGTGGTCTAGGATACATTACAGCTGATTATGGAAATGATTTAGTTGTTATTATCAAGGATGCTGCAACTCTTACAGATTCAACAAGTAACTTTTTAACTGTTACAGGTTTTAGAGAATAGCTTATTCAGGGGGAAGGAAACTTCCCCCTGTTTGAGAATTAATTAATTTATGAATAAAAAAATATGAAGTTTATATCTAAACAAGCAAACTATCGTGTTGTTTTAAAACACGGACAACCAGCCGAACCAATTACTGGTAGAAATTCTGTTTCTGGCGTTTATGTTAAGTTTGAAAATGGAATCGCTAAAGTAGACGATCCAAAATTATGTGAAATGATGAAAAATCATCAAGCATTTCAAACAGATTTTATTCTTGCTGAAGATGAAAATATGGTAGATCCATTTTTATCTACAAGAAGTAATGTAGAACCAGAACATACAATTACTGAAATAAAATATGGCGGTGTTGGTAAAAGTATTGGTGCTAAGGCAAGTCCGTTTACTAAAGATCAACAAAAAGCAATTAGTGATATGGCACAAAAAATGGCGTTAGAAATGGCACCAAAAATGGCTGTAGAATTAATGAAGAGTTTATCTGATAATAAAAAAGAAGATAAGCCATCAGTCTCAAAAAAGATTGATAAAGTTGAAAAAGTTAAAGAAACGGAAACAATTAAATCAGATGATGATGTTAATGAAAATTTAACAACTAAAGATGATTTAAAAGTTGAAAACAAAAAAACTAAAATAACTGATAGTAAAGAAAATAATAAATAATAAATAAATCAAAAAAATATGGCAGATACAAGATTGGTGGATATGCAATACCACTTTCTCTATGACCCAACAATATTTGGTGCCAGTGATGATTATTTTAAGAACATAACACTTAAAAAACCATCAATTGCTGGTGGGAAAATAAGACTTAATGCCGTTACTGTAAATACGACTGACTTTTTTATGTATGGAAATTTTGAGTTTAGAACTCAAGTTCCTACAGTTCCGACAGGCGGAGATTCTCGTATCATTGGTATTTATACCAGAGCTATGGGTAATCGAAATGCCGCGTATTTCTTTATCAGTGGTACAAGTCTTTATACAAGATCTTATAACGATGATAGTGCTGTTGCAGAATCTAATACCATTACATGGGATACTACATGGACTAATACTCCTACATCATTTGAAATTAAATGGAGAATAGATAGAGTAGAATTTTGGATTGGTAATGGAAGTTTAAAAAGAAAAGTAGCTACTCATTATGACAAAGTTCCAAGAGCGTTAACTTTACCATTATATATTTATAATGGTAATAGTGATAATATGGATGTTAGTTGGATATGGATAGACGAAGTTAGAAAACATGTAAGAGGTAGTGCAGAATTTTATTCTTCTACATCTTCTACATCTAGTTCAACCTCATCTAGTACCTCTAGTTCAACTTCATCTAGTACATCAAGTTCTACGACTACAAGTTCAACTTCTAGTTCTACAAGTTCTAGTACTTCTAGTTCAACAAGTTCAACCTCATCTAGTACGTCAAGTTCTACTTCAAGTTCAACAAGTTCAACATCTTCTAGTACATC